GCGAACCCGTGCGCTGTGAGAATCGGTTTGATGGCGGCTTGGATATCTTCGAGTTTGGCGTAGCGGCTCCGGACACTGCCTTTCACCGTGATCTGTCCGCGCTCATCAATCTCTGGGAGGTCGGCTTGCATCAGCGAGAACGCGGCATCGAAGGCGGATTTTGCGTTGTGCTTCACGACGCGTTCATGGAGGTCGATGAGGGTTGCGAGCTTGGCAGGGTCCACGTTCGGATCGCGGGCCAGCCGCTCAAACATGCCCACGGTTTCTGTCTCCACGAGCGCCAGATCCGTTGTATCTGGACCGTGCTCCAACAGTACGTCTTTCCCTTTCATGTTGTCTCCTAGATGCGTGAATCGGCTCATGGCTGCCGCCGCACCACGCCAGCCCCGGCGCACCCACCCTCACAAATCCGTGATCCGATACGCCCATCGTGCCAGCCCGTACCGTGACAGGCCGGACACGTGACAAGGGCAATCTGTTCAAGTTGCACAAGCTCCGCGCACACCCGGGTGAGTTCCGCCTGCAATTCACTGATCGTCTGCGCCTGGGCCCCGATGACGCTCTGCGGCGTGCAGCGCCCTGGATCGGGCCGACGCCGTTCGACGCGGTCGGTCATTACATCACCCTCACGCTGGGAGCGGGTCCCGCTCGGCACACGCCTCAAGGTCGGCCAAGGCGCTGTCGGTGCTCACGTAGAAATCCGGCACGGGCTGATCCGGTCGGCTCGCCGCGTAGATCAACGCCGCCGCAGTGTCTGGTCCGAGTTGGCGTTCCAGCGCATAGCCTGCCTCCCCTGCGAGATGAATGGCCCATCCCGCCCGGCAGTGTGTCGTCTCACAAGTATGCCAGTCGGTCATGTCCAGCCTCTGATCGTCCCCCGCGAGCGCCGCAACGATCGCGGCATCTAGGTGGCGAATGGTCGGGATATCGCCGACGCCCCGCAGGTCCGCGCCCCGCAGGTTCGCGCCCCGCAGGTTCGCGCCCTCCAGGTTCGCGTCCCGCAGGATCGCGCCCCACAGGATCGCGCCCCGCAGGTTCGCGCCCTCCAGGTTCGCGTCCCGCAGGTCCGCGCCCCGCAGGTTCGCGCCCTCCAGGTTCGCGTCCCGCAGGTCCGCGCCCCGCAGGTTCGCGCCCCACAGGTCCGCGAGCCCGCGCACGGCGAGTTCCACCGCCTCACGCACCGTGGAGGCGGCGCCCTCCCAGAGCACCGTCCCGTCTATCTTCATGATCTGCGTCATCGTGTGTTCCTCCTGCACCCGGCTTGGGTGATGGCGTCCCCAATGAGGCGCCCGATGTCTGCTTGGTGTTCAAAGTCCGGCGGCGGTTCCTCGTTCGACCAACTGATCACCCCAGCTCGCCCGCATTCGCACCGCCAAGCGAACTCATGGAGTGACTCTGGCACGACCGGAACATTCCGTCCGCAGTCACAGCGGTAGGTCGGTTTCTGGCGCGGCATTGGATCCTCGGAGCCATCCGCCGGATCAGTAGTCGTCATGCGCGCTTTCATTTACACGCTCCGTGCCACGCGAAAACAGGCGCAAATCAACGATATCGATACAGTAGTCTCACTCCGCGCTGACAAAAGGGTGCGAAGGCTGACGACTTAGGTATTTGGGTATGTGCCAGACGGTGAGCGACTCGCTGAGCATCAGGTGTCCGGATAGCACGGCTTGGCGCTGTCGGCCGGCCGACATTTCGGTGTAGACTACGGCGTGGGTATGGACAAAGCCCTCTCTGAGCGCCGCCGGCGGTTTGTCGAGGCCTACATGGGCGAGGCGCCCGGCAACGCCACCAAAGCTGCTGAACTTGCCGGCTACAGTCCCAAAACTGCTTACTCGCAGGGCCATCGGCTGTTGAAGAATGACGAAATCCGTCAAGCGATTGACGCTCTCCAAGAGACGGACCCCAAGGTAGCCACCCGGGCAGAGCGGCAAGAGTTCTGGACACGGGTGATGCACGACCCCGAGGTCGCGTGGAAAGACCGGCTCCGGGCGAGTGAATTGCTGGGCCGGTCATGTGCGGACTTCCTGGACCGCCTGAAGGTCGAGCACAGCCTCGAGGATCTGATTGCCCAGTCCTGGCAGCGGCCTACTGACGCCCAGTCCACGGAGACGACGCATTGAGCGCGGCCGTGGCCACAACCAGCCGCGAGCCCGCGCCGGCGACTCTCGCCCGCTGGCGTCAGGATCCGGTGGCGTTTGTGGTGGAGAACTTCGGGGTTGAGCCGGACCTGTGGCAGGTTGAGGCGCTCCAGGCGTTCATTGACCCCGCCATTCCGCGTGTGAGCATGCAGGCGTGCGTGGGGCCGGGGAAGTCGGCGGTGCTGGCGTGGTGTGCGTGGCTGTTTCTGTCGTGCTATGCGGATACCGGCGAGCATCCCAAGGGCGCGGCGGTCTCGATCACGCGCGACAACCTCCGGGATAACTTGTGGGCGGAGCTGGCGAAGTGGCAGGACCGCTCGCCGTACCTCTCAGGGGCGTTCACCTGGAGTGCCGAGCGCATCTACGCGAACGGGCACGCGGCGGACTGGTTCCTGGCGGCGCGGAGCTGGCCCAAGTCGGCCTCTCCAGACGAGCAGGGCAAGACGCTCTCGGGCCTGCACGGGAAATTCGTGCTGGCGATCGTGGACGAGTCGGGCGCGATTCCCAAGACGGTCCTCCGGGCGGCCGAGCAGGCGCTGTCCACCCGGCCCACGTTCGGGAAGATTCTGCAAGCGGGCAATCCCATCAGCCTCGAGGGGATGTTGTATGCGGCGGCCTCGCCGCTCAGGGCCCAATGGCATGTCCTCCGTATCACGGGCGACCCGGACGACCCCAAGCGCAGTCCCCGGATCGATCGGGCGTGGGCCCAGGCGCAGATTGAGGCGTACGGGCGTGACAACCCGTGGGTTAAGAGCCAACTCCTGGGCGAGTTCCCGCCGGCGTCGATCAACGCCTTGCTGGGCATTGAGGACGTGCAGACGGCCATGACCCGGCATCTGCGGGATGATGCCTTCGACTGGGCGCAGAAGCGCCTGGGGATTGACGTGGCGCGGTTTGGCGATGACCGCACGGTGATCTTTCCCCGGCAGGGGTTGGTGGCGTTCCGGCCCGAGGTGCTCCGGCACCAGCGCACCACAGACATTGCGGCGCGGGTGGCGAGTCACGTGTCGGCGTGGCGGAGCGAGCTGCAGTTCGTCGATGACACGGGCCACTGGGGGCACGGGGTCATTGACAACCTGCTGGCGGCGGGGATTCCTGGGGCGCAGGGGATCCAGTTCCACGCCCCAGCCACGGACCGCAGGTACAAGAATCGGCGGGCCGAGATGTGGATGCGGATGAGCGAGTGGGTGAAGCGCGGGGCCGCGCTCCCGCCGCTGCCGGAGCTCGTGGGCGAGCTCACCACGCCGACCTACACCTTCAACAATGGCCAGTTTCAGTTAGAGGACAAGGACCAGATCAAGTTGCGGTTAGGGCACAGCCCGGACTTGGCGGACGCGCTGGCGCTGACGTTTGCGCTGCCTGATCAGCCGGCGGAGATTCTGGGGCGCCTGCGCGGTGCGGGGACGGTCGAGAGTGACTGGGATGTGCTGGAGGATCGGGCGTGACGGCTCACCCGGAGCTGTTCGATGGCAATTCTGACGAGCGGTTCGGGGACGGGCTCGCGCGCGCCCGCCGCATGATCATGGACAGACGACGGGTGATTGTCCGTCCCGCCACCTCAGCGGATCTCCCAGCCATCCGGGGCCTGTTGCTGGAAGCCTCCGCGCAGCCCTTCTATCAGGACTGGTTCGGCGTGGACCCGGCCGCGATTGACCGCTACGTGCCGGCCGTGCAGCGGGATGGCGGGGTGTTTGTGGCGGAGCACGAGGGTCAGGCGGTGGGAGTGTCGGGCTTCTGGGCGCTTGAACATCCGTTCTCGGGCGAGCCGTACTTGGAAGAGATGGCGTGGTATCTCCAGCCCGCCTATCGCCGGAGCCGAGCGAATCGGGATCTGTTCGAGTCGGTCCTGACGCTGGCGCGTGAGTTGGGGATTTCGCTGATCAAGACCACGGCCCCGGCGGGGCTGCCCTCGGTGGGCCGGTTCTACGAGCGCCGCGGGTTTGTGCCGTTGGCGACCGAATACGTGTTGAGGGTATGACGATGCCTCAGCTTCCAGCAGTTTTTGCGAGCTTCTCCCGCTCAGTTCCAGGCGAGTCCGAAGACGCGCGGCGGACACGGAGTCGCGCCCGTGCCGCAACAGTTCTCACTAACCGTATTGGCGGTAGGTTTGGCATCGTTCCGTCGCGTGGTGCTCAGAGCGCGTTAGTGGAAGATAGGAGATTTGTGGAAAGCGGCGGCGCCGAAGGGGCGAGTATTTTGGACAACCCTAGGTACGCTGGCCCTGATGCCAATCCTCCCCCGCCGCCTGAGCCCGTCATCGGTCCGCCGCCGCCCCCTGACCCGATTCGTGCCGCGTCCGACGCCGCCAGAGCAGCGCGAGAGGCTGGGGAGCGGCGGCGAGGGCGGGCCATGGCGGCTAGTCGAGCGTCGCGCCCCACGCTGATCACGGGCCAGCGTGTCGGCACCAGCGGGAGCACCATTCTGGGGCGGGCCATGCGCCGGCGGGAGACCGTGCTCGCTGGCCGACCAACGGATGACCTGGTGCGGCTGCTCGGTCAGGAACGGACGGCGGACGGGATTATCCGGATGCTCGGCGGCCGAGGGGTGCGATGATTCGGAAAACCTCCAGCGGCAAGTACAAAGTGCTGTCGCACCAGACGGGCAAGAGCTTCGGCACCTATACCAGTAAAGCCAAGGCGATCACTCGCTTGCGCCAGATGAAGGGCCACGCGAAGAAGGGGCGCTAGGTGCCCGGTTCGGCCGCCTCCTATCCCGACACCGCGCCGCGCACGAAGCTCGAGGAATACCGTGCGCTGAAGGCCGTCTTGTGGACAGAGCGGTCGAGTTTTGATAGCCGCTGGGGAGACTTGGCGGAGTACATCCAACCGTGGCGCACGCGGTTTCAGCCATCTGACCGGAATCAAGGCGGCGCAAAGAACCAGAAGATCATCGACTCGACGGCGCAATTCAGCGCGCGTACGTTGCAGTCCGGCCTCCATGCTGGCCTGACCTCGCCGGCCCGCCCGTGGCTGCGGATGACGACGCCAGACCCGCAGATGGCCGAGCGGCCGCAGGTCAAGACGTGGCTCCACACGGTCACGGAGCGGATGCGGGCGGTGTTTCAGCAGACCAACCTCTACAACGTGCTTCCTATTCTCTACGGCGATCTGGGCACCTTTGGGACCGCTGCGATGGCCATCATCGAGGACGATCGGGATCTGTTCCGCTGTTACACCTATCCGATTGGTTCCTATGCGATTGCGCTCGATAGCCGTGGCCGAGCGGGCACCTTTGTCGTTGAGTACGAACGCACCGTACGTGAAGTCGTCGAGCAATTCGGGTTCCCGTCGACCTTGCCGGAACAGGCGCGGCGAGGACGCGAGCCCGATTGGTCCAAGTTCTCGCTGACGGTGCGCCGGGCGTGGGAGCGGAAACACTACGATCAGCCGATCACCATCTGCTGGGTCGTCACGCGGAATTATGAGGCCGACCCGACGCGGGCGTTGCCCAAATACCGACCCTGGACGAGCTGTTATTTCGAGCTCGATACGAGTCGTGGCCGGGAACAAAGCCCGCAGGGATTCCTACGTGAATCTGGATTCTGGGAATTTCCGGTGATGGTGCCTCGGTGGGATTTGACGGGCGGAGATGCGTACGGCACGAACTGTCCGGGGATGATTGCCCTCGGGGACGTGAAATCACTCCAGATTCTCCAGAAGCGCAAGGCGCAGGCCGTTGAGAAATCAGTCAATCCGCCGCTGGTGGGACCGTCATTTCTGAAATCGCAGAAGGTGTCCGCGATTCCCGGGGGCATCACGTATGAGGATCTGCCAGGCGGGCAAACTGGCCTGCGGCCGATGTACGAAGTGGCCCTGCAAGGGCTCCAGTTCCTGCTGGAGTCGGAGCGTCAGACGCAATACCGGATTCAGCGGTCGTACTTCGAGGATCTATTCCTCATGCTGGCCACCTCGGACCGGCAGTTGGGCGCGGACCGTCCGACGGCGCGAGAGATTGACGAACGGCACGAAGAGAAGCTCCTGGCGTTGGGGCCGGTGCTGGAGCGGACGAACGATGAACTGCTCGATCCCATGGTAGATCGGGTCTACGCCATCATGGAGCGGGCCGGGCTGATTCCGGAGCCGCCCGAGGAATTGCAGGGCGTCAAGCTCAAGGTGGAATACATTTCGGTCTTACATCAGGCGCAGAAGCTCGTGGGGGTAGCCGCGAATGACCGCTTCCTGAGTTCGACGCTGAGCGTGGCGGAGGCGCTGCCCGAGATCGTGGATCGGCTGGACGCCGACGAGATTGCGGAGGATTACGCAGAGAAGACGGGCGTGCCGCCACAGTTCCTCCGATCGCGCGCCCTCGCGCAGGAGCGTCGAGACCAGCGGAGCCAGATGATTGCGGCCCAGCAGCAGGCCGAGATTGCCAAGAGCACGGGGCAGGCGGCCCAGGCGGCTGGGTCGGCGCGCATGGATGAGGATACGTTGCTGAAGCGCGTGGTGGAGGGCGGGGTGTAATGGTGCAACTCGCCGAGGACCGGAAAGCGATTAAAAAAGCGGAGAAACTGGAGCAGTTCCAGGCCCGCCAATTACTGACGGATACGCAACGGCTCCTGACGATCCCGGAGGCCCGGCGCGTCTTTGGGCATCTGCTGGCGCAGGGACGGCTCTATGGGCTGGTCTTCGCCGGAGAAGCGGCGTTGCAAACAGCGTATAATGTCGGCTACCAAGACTTCGCCCGCGATGTGGCCAAACTGCTACACGAGGCGCACGCGGGCGCGGATTTGGAGATTCTGATGGAACGCCGGGCCGAGGAACAGAAGTTCGCGGAGGCCGTGCAGAGTGCCGACACCGAGACTGATGAGCGTGATGACGACTGACACGGTCTCGGTCGCGGCGGAGACGATGCGCGAGAACGCCCAGTTACTGAGCGATCAGTGGGAATCGTTGGCCACGCAAGACGGGCGGGTGATTGGCTTCATCTGTCCGAAGTGTCATGCGGTGATCCCCATCCCCCGGCAGGCGGCGCATCGGCAGTATCATCAACGGAATCCCTTCGCCATGTAACACACGCGTTGCGCTGATCGCTCAGGCGGGAGTCATGCCCCGCTGACCAGGTTTGAGCCCAGGCCGCGATCAGACAAGGGCACGCAGAGAAGACGGGCGCTCTGTTTTCAGCTTTCGAGCTGTCGACAGGGCGCCCGTTTTTCTTTGCGGCCCACAGGTTTCAGAGAGAGGAACAGCAGATGGCAGAGACCGCAGTCGCAGACAAGGACACCGACACTACGGCAGCCTCGGAGACAACCAAGGCGGCCGAGGATACGGCTCACGCGGCTGAGGGTGCCACAACGACGTCGACGGCTGACAAGGCCGCCGAGACCTCCAGCACCACGACCAAGGCTGAGACGAAGGCTGAGCCTTTCAACCCAGCACAGGTGACGCTGCCGGAGGGAGGACTGGTCGATGAGTCCGACAGGGCGCGGATCATCGCGATGGCCCAGGCGAACACATGGACCACGGCGCAGGCGCAAGACGCGCTCGCGGAACTGGATGCGGTCTACGACCGCCAGCGCACGGACTTCCTCGAAGTGACCAAGAACGATTCGACCTACGGCGGGGCGCAGTTGGCCAAGACCCAACAGCTTGCCCGCTCGGTGATCGACTTCGTGCGTCCGGAGGGGCACCCGCGCCGTGACAGCTTCCTGGCCTTTTTCGAGAAGAACGGGGCTGGGAATCACCTCGAGGTCTTGAGTTTCTTGGCAGACCTCGGCCACGCGATGGCGGAAGACGGCGGGGCACGGGTGGGCGCACCACGGCCGGACCGTAAAGCTCCGGAGAACCTTGCGCAAGCCCTCTATGCCAAGCCGGCGAAGGCCTCGTAACTAAAAGGATCAGCGCATGGCTGCACTCACGACCACACAAGCCACCTTGCTGGACTGGGCGAAATTGCGCGACCCAGACGGCAGCCTGGCCAAAATCGTCGAGATTTTGAACCAGAACAACCAGATCCTCGCGGACATGATGTGGATCGAAGGGAATGGACCGACCGGCCACCGAACCACGATCCGCACGGGTCTCCCGACGCCGACGTGGCGTCTCTTGAACAACGGCGTTCAGCCCTCCACGGGCACCACGGCGCAGATTGACGAGCAGTGCGGGATGCTCGTCGCCTGGAACGTGGTGGATGAAACACTGGCCAACCTCGGCGGGAATCCTGCCGGGGTGCGCTCGTCCTTGGCCAGGGCGCATCTGGAAGGCATGGCGCAGGAGTTTGCCGCCACGATCTTCTATGGGGCGGCCAGCGCGCCAGAGGAGTTCGTGGGCCTGGCCGTGCGCTACAACGACAGCACGGCGGGCAATGGCGACAACCTCATTCTAGGCGGGGGCACGGGCTCGACCGACAACACGTCGATCTGGCTCATCTCGCACGATGAGGAAACCTTCTGCGGGATCTTCCCGCAGGGGGCGCAAGCCGGGCTCCGGCATCAGGATCTCGGCGTCGAAACCGTGGAAGCGGCAGGTGGGACGGCAGGCGCCTTGATGCGGGCCTATCGGGACTACTTCGAGTGGCAGGGCGGGATCGCACTCAAGGATTGGCGCTACGCCGTGCGCATCGCCAACC